TGGTTTTTGATCTGCATTTAATAAACGGAATTGTAGATCATTATCAATTCCTTTATATAGTTGTACGGTTCTTGAATACACTGGTCTATACTCCGTGATGAATCCTGTATCATTTGATACAATGTTGATTTTGTTTGAGACTAAATATCTTGGTAACAGTTGCATACTAATATTTATCGAGAATTATGTTATTAAAAGATATTGAAGAAAAATTTCCATTCCTGTCAATCGTAACCTACGGTGGCCAGGAATATGTCGGGATTATTATTAATCAAGACAGCACAGTCACGAGTATGTATGTTTATACAGAATTACACAATACAGCTGAAGAAAAGCAGTTTTTAGATTTAGGTGAAGTTTGGTGGTGGGAATCAAATAGAATGATTCCAATTAACATATTTCTAAGAGATGAAATGGCAAAGTTTAAACATGCCATAATGACAATGAATTCTAAAGATGTAAAAGTTACTATTGGTCCCTGCGTAAACTTACATAACTTGACTATAAAAAGAGTCAAACGTAAGAGTGTACAGTTAGTAAGGAAGTCTAAGGATTAGATATCTGTTCACATAATAAATTTATGTGTACAACACACGCCATAGCATAAGATATTGCGTGTGCTTTCTTAAAATAATACTCACCGTTTGTCGGCTTTGTCCACACCTCGTCCATTATTGTTTTCCAATCTTTGTCCGCTAAGTGTCTTTTTGCCGGACGTATAATTGCTAATGTTGCCGCTAATTGTTCTACCGATGACGGCTTCAATTGCTTCAATAGTGCGTTGTGCCCGTTGAGATGAAATACTTTTTCGCTGAAGTCTTCGTGTTCCAGAAGTTGCCATAGTGGTTTCCTTTCCATTAATTCTTGTAAGTGTGCTTCGTCTTTTACGTCTTTATAGATACTTACATTAAGAAAATCTAATTTAAAGTATCCTCTATCTTCTGCTGTCTTGTGTTCTATTGTACTCAAGTTATTAACAGGATTGTGCGGAATCTCAGTTGCATATACACCTGTATTGTGTTTCTTGCCTGTGTTGAGTCTTGCTACTCTATGGTCAAGTTTTTGTAGCACTATGTCTCTATCAGCAAAGTCTATGTCAATATCAGGCATATGTCTTTCCTATTTTTCTTGCTTTCTTAAGTGCCATGTTCCATTTTAGTTTGCTTACGCGATCTTTAAATGTAACACCTTGCAAGTGATCCCATTCATGCAAATAACATTTTGCACTATAACCTTGTATCTTTACAGTTTGTTTTTCTAAATTTTCGTTGTAAAATTCTGCAAGTATTTCTTTTGGACGTTGTACTTTTACATATACATTAGGAAAACTTAAACAACCTTCTGTATCCAATACAGTTTCTTTTGTGTATTCAAGTATAGTAGGATTAATACAAATCATTGCGTTAGTTACGCTATCGCCCATTACAAAAACTTGTGCATCTAATCCTACTTGATTAGCACTAAGTCCGATACCATTGTTTGCAAGCATGGTGTCAATCATTTGCTGTTTAATTTCCTTTGGATCAAATCCTGGATTTTCTAAATCAACCATAGCAACCTGCTTGTCTAAAAATGGATCTGGGTGATATACTAAGTTCATAATTTTCCTTTCTTTTCTATAAATCGTTGTACTACAGGCATTAGCTGTGCCGCTGTGTCGTCAAACCATTTAGTAATATGATAGTCTACTCTATAAGGTCTTTCTGTTTTTACATCTTCTTGCATATCCATCCATACAATGTAATCAGGCTGTAAGTATTCAACTGCGGCATTTGTATTACATCGTTTGTCTATTACTACAGTCTTGCCCATAGCAACAATAGCATCAACATATCCACGTAGTTCTCTTTTTTCGTAACTATCTTTGTTTACATAAACACCATTTATAAGTTCTGCAAATGGTTTAGCTAATGTTGTTTTTCCTGAGCCTTCTGGACCGCATATCAATATTTTCATAAACTACTTTCCTTAGCTACTTGTTTAGCTAACTCCACGTCACTTTTACTTCGCTTAAAGCGTAATGCCCAATGTTCAGGATTAATAACGTGAAACACCATTTCAAGTTGTTCGTCATTTAATTTACTTAGCATGTCTTTACCAGTCTTACAATTAAGTATGAGCCACGGACTTATCTTGCCGTCTTTAATATCCCATACTGCTCTGTTCAAACTTACATACATAAAATAATGATTCCATGGTGCTGTTTCTTGTTCGCTTGCCCAATCCATCATAGTTGTAACACTACGTTCAAGTGCAGTCTCTACACTTTCTTTAAGAATAAACTCTAATGCATATTTTTCATACAATTCATCTCTACACCAATGATCAAGTTTTACACCTGACGTTACTACCCAGTCAATATACTTTTCTGGATACAACGGTTTTACATTACTAATAAAACTGCCAAACTTTACAAATGCATTGTAATATTGTGAATTGCAAAAGTCTTGATATGTTTTTTCTTTCTTTGTACCTGCACTTAATTTGTAAAATCTTTGAAATGCATAAAAGCCATGTCTAACACGTTTTTCATCTTTTTGTAATGCACGTCTCTTCTTTTCACACATATGCGCCGCCAGAGTTTTTTCTCTAACGTAACCACTACCGCAGTATTCGCAAACATATGGCTTAGAGCTTGATGTCAATGTCGTGTTCCTTTGCCAACTCTTTGAGTTCTTTTTTTGTATGTATTCGAGCAAGTAATTCTACCTCATCACGTTTCATGTTTGGATATAGTTGTTCTAATAGTTTTACAGATTTACTATTATCGCCTGTTTTCTTTTTGAAACCAATCCAATTGTGTCGCCTAATTGATGATGCCGCATTGTGTGTAGCACATAATAGTTGCCATTGCAACTGTGGATGTTTGACGCCTAATTCGTTCCAGTTCTTGTTGTAAATTTCATTTGTCATTACAACAGCAAGTTCTTGTGCATCTCTATTACCAGACACTGCACTTGCATATCTATTCAACAACCAAAAGCTAACACTCTTGCGTTGTTCTTCGCTTAGTTCCTTCCAAAGGCTTTTGCTGTTTGTATCAATGCCTGCAAATATCTCTGCTAACGACAGTTTGTCTTGTGCCATATGTCTACGTCCTCTGGTGAATTTATCTCTGTACCTTTAAAGTATACACTCGAACAGCCGATTTGCCAACCGTTTTTTAACCAACGTAACTGTTCTAATTTTTCAACCTGTTCTTCTTTTTCTACAAGCATATCTGGATATAATTCCAATGCATCTCGTTTATATCCGTATATACCTAAGTGCCAATCTCCGTAGCCAGTCATTCCTCTACCAAACCAAAGAGCTTGGTCGCCTGCTCTAACCATTTTGACTGAGTCAGGATTGTTTTGCATCTCTTCAGGCATGTCAGTGTATACTGTGCTGATAGAATGATACTTCAACCATTCTACACAACGTTCTATCATTTGCAGTGTCACATCTGGCATATCACCTTGCACGTTTATAAACTTGTTATAACGGTCAAGTTGCCTAAAGTTCTTTATTGCACCGGCACATCTTTCAGTACCGTTGTCGTATTCTTCTCGATCAATGATGCAGTTACCACCTACCACATTGTATATGCGTTGATCATCTGTAAGCACATATGTTGGTATCTTAGACGCAATACAAGCGTCATACACACGTTTTATCATTGGGACACCATCTAACATACATAGTGGCTTCCCTTCAAAGCGTGTGCTACCGTACCGTGCTGGTATTAGTATTGCTGTTTTCATAACTGTAACCTATAATATCTCTTACTACTGTTTCGAAGTCTGTTAGATGTAACATGTTAGGTCCGTCGCTTGGAGCGTTGTCAGGATCAGCATGTACTTCTAAAAAGAAATCTGTTATACCCAATGCAGATGCAGAGCGAGCCAAGCCAGGGACATACCCCCTATTACCGCCGCTACTACTGCCATTTCCTCCCGGGCGTTGAACCGAGTGGGTAACATCAAAAACAATAGGAACATTATAGGTATCAAGCATATAGAGCAAGCCAGTGTAATCAACGACCAAAGTATTATATCCAAAACTTGTACCTCTTTCTGTTATCCATATTTCTTTTGCACCTTCTGTTTTACTTAATATACCTTTGACGTCCCACGGTGCAAGGAACTGTCCTTTCTTTATATTAATAATTTTATCAGTTCTACATGCCTCTCTAATAAGATCTGTTTGTCTGCATAAAAAGGCAGGTATTTGTAAAACGTCAACTACTGGACTTTTGCCCAGTTCTCTAACTTGTTCAACTGTATGAACATCAGTTAGAATCTTTAAATTAGCAATGTCGCCTTTCATATCTGCAAATGCATGTAGTGTGGGTGTAAGTCCTAACCCACGTTGTCCATCTGCGCTTGTGCGATTTGCTTTATCGAAACTTGCCTTGAAGTAGTAATCAATGCCGTACTTGTCACATACTCTTTTACATTCTGTAGCAATTTCTAAACTTTGCTCAAGTGTTTCGTGTTGGCAAGGGCCTGCTATAATTCTCAATGTTTTCTTCCTCCGTCGAATACGCAAATAAAGTAAAGCGTGTCTTGTAATGCGTGTACTCTATGGAATACACCATCTTCTATTAATACTGTATCGCCAGGTTGTACTTCAAATGTTTTATCATTAAGTTCCATTTCGCCATGACCTTCTATAAACATATAGACTTCCTCTTGCCCTGCATGACTGTGACCTGATGTGCTTTTAAATGGGTTTAACCTTGTGCTACTTACCACAAGGTTTTTTAATTCTGTATTGTCGGTTACAACGTAACGATTATCTTCTTTTACTACATTGCCACCTATGGTATAATTTCTATATCTCATGATGTAGCCTTCCCACATGGTTTTACTGGTTCTTTTTTACTTTCCTTAAAGCATTCTTTTCTGCCGATACCTTTAAGGCATAGCTCATAATCCATAGCTAAGATATCACAACGACAAGGAACCTTTTCTCCTTTAGGCCAAGGTATTTGTAATGGATCCTCATGGGCATTGGCGTCTGTATAAACTGCTACCGCAGTAATAAATGCTAATAATAAAATAAGTAATTTCATTTCGTATGCTCCTTAATCAAATAATAAGTTGTAACTAATTTGTCCATTTGAATTTTTAGAGTAGGATGTGTTTGTGCAAGTTTGCATAAATCATTCCATTCACCATAATCTAAAAGTTCACCTTGTGCCTTTGCTATGGCTCCTGGATCCCCGCCGATTATCCAACGGGGTATCTCAGGCTTGTCTCGATAACGAGCAAACACAACACCGTTGGCTCGCTCGTATATCAAAGTTTGATCGGGTATAAGGTTACCCACCGTTTGTTGCCATTCTACCTCTGAGGTAGCGTAGTAACAATCCGTATGCAGGTAGGAATACAATTAAGCCTACTACAATTTTCGTTAGTGTGTTGTTCTGTGCAACAATATGCCAGTTAGCGCCAATCCATGATAGATTGCCTTCTGCATCTAATGATCCTGCAAACGCCACATAAAAGAATGAATATGTGTCAATAATGTTTGCGGCGATAGTTGATACAGCTGGTGCCGCCCACCATGCATTTGATCGTTCCCTAATTGCTTGGAATACATATACATCAAGCATAGTACCGATAGCATAAGCAGTACCACTTGCAAAACCTACTCTGTATGCATGTGGATCATCAAGTGCTAATAACACAAGCACTGATGCAATAATAGCAGGAATAATAGCCATTGCTACAACAGCTCTACCTGCTTCTTTACCAACCATACGTACTGTAAGGTCAGTTGCTACAACAACGATTGGAAATGTAAATGCCGCCGCCGCTAATGGAAATGATCCAAATAACGGTAAGTCTGCGCCAGGGAACACATCAAATCGAATTGTAACTAAGTAATTACTTACTGCAATTACAAGTGTGTGTAGTATTACAAGATTTCTTACAAGAGTCTTATCTACACCTTCTAATAGTTTTCCGAACATAATTTACTTCTTTCTATTTTATACTTCTGTGCCTGAAGTACGACGAACAATGTCATCGTGGTTAAACTCCGCCCAGTATAGTTCAAAAGCGACACCGTCTTCTAAACCTTCGAACTGGTGGATCTTTCCCGGCTTCACCTGAGTGAAGTCGCCTGCTTCAAGGATTGTTTCATCAACAAGTCCTTGATCATCTTGCCAAACTCGAACAAGCATCTTGCCCGACTCAACAAAGAATCCGTTCCATTTAAATTGATGTTCATGTTCTGAACATTTGTATCCTGCTTTGTATTCGATACGGTGAAATTCTAATACGCCATTTGCATGTATTAGTTCTGTATTCCCCCAAATCTTTCCTGCTTTAATTCCCATTATTATCTCCTTTGATAAAATCTTTGTATATTTCCATTGCTTCGTCCCAGTAAATATAGAAGTCATCACCTCTTGCTGGTACAAAACAAATAGTCCAACGTCCTTGGTCTGTAGGGTTATGTGTGTCGTGTAACTGTCCAACATTCACAATACTTGGAGTATTAGTATTTGCTTCGTACACTAAGTTACAATCATCAGGATTAGATACTAACACTCTATGTTCTCTATATGAAAATTCTTCGATAGCGTTATCATCAAAGTTTTCAAGAACTTCTTTGGCACCGTCGCGGCCATCATTAACAGTTACATTGTTTGATGTCCACCAACGTGTTACACCTTCTTCAGGACCCCATGTCTTGTTTATCTTTACATGGTTAGTCAATTCTGTCTCATCACAGTGTATTGGTAAGTTGCCTCCAGGAGGTGTGTAAAATATTTCAGTGTGCCTAATATATAAGCCTAAACTTTTGTGCCATTCGTTCATTGCGTCATCGTTATAATCATTGATGTCGTAATGTTTCATATCAGTTGGTGAGCCAGTGAAATCAGGATGCTTTGTAATTTCGAAAGGCAAATCTAAGTATCTATGATAAATGTTTTCTGTCATTTGTTCCTCTACAGCAATTGGCTGTACTCTATTACTTCACTTTGTCTGCTTATGTCTTTTACAAAATATGCACATAACGGTTTGTCTCCTCCTGTAATAGGTACAGTTAAAAGTTGTCCATTTTTAACTTTAGGAAAATACCATTTTATATCTTGATAAAAATTTACAATTTTAATGTCAGCAAATTCTGCTTTGAATCCTGACAACGGGTTAAACAAAAATGCTTCAAACCCTCTATCGTTCAAACTTGTTAAAGGTAGTATTTCTAAATCGTTGCCAGACTCAGAACAGCCAACAGCCATGCTCCAGTCTACTGGCATTGTAAGCTCTCTGCCGCCTATTTCTAAAACCATTGCAGGCGCACTAAAACTTTCTAAGAAAATCAAAGGTATAAAAAAGAAATCAGGATTTTTAGGATCGCTGTTGTCTAATACACAAAAACGTATGTCGTCGTCTAATGTTTCAGGCAAGTTTTCTAAGTTGTAGCTTTTGTCATCTAATGTTAGTATGTTCATTTATTTCCAATCCACTTTTTCAATAGTAAAGGGATACTCTGCTTCTTTGTAAAATTTCTTACGCTGAGTTAGATGTCGCTTCGCAAACTTACATGTTGATGTAAGATCCCATATTTGCACGAAGTCTTTGTCTTTTGCCTTTCTAACGCCTCTACCTATGGACTGAATAACACGAACAAAACTTTTGCCAGGCTCAATGAGCACAAGATTAAAAATACGTGGAATATTGAGACCAACGGCAGCTACACCATAGGTTGCAATAATAACTTCATTTGTTCCTTCACGTATTGTATCATAAGTTTCTTTCCTGTCTTTTACCTTAACACTACCGCTTATAAAAGTACTGTCAGGTATTAGTTCTTGTAGCATTTCTCCTGCTGAGATTCTATCTACAAGTATAAGTGTATTGCCTGTTTGTTTAACATTGTTTAAAAGTTTGCCTATATATTCTACCCGTTCTTTGTTTGTAACAAGGTATTTTAATTCTTCTTGATAACCTGAATGTGCTACAGTGTCAATTAACTGTACAACATTCACATGACATTCGGATAACACTCCTTTGTCTTGTAATTCTTTAGCACTAATTTGTCCTATTACAGGACCTAATGAAGCATGAATACTTTCGAATTCAAACTTCTCTTTAGGCACAGTGCCGGTTAGTCCCCAACGTATTGGAGCGTTACGTAGGTTACGAGTGAGCAGGTTCTTAAGAACTTCTGCTTTCGCTTGATGTACTTCGTCAACGATGATAGTGCTTACACCTTCAAGGAACTCTGCCAGACTTAATACTGCGCTACCGTCCTTATGCTTCTTGTCGAGTATATTCAAACTCTGCCAAGTGCATATAGTGTGAGTCTTACCTAATTGTTTTCGATCACCAAAGTACACCCCTACGTCGAGCCCACAGTTAATATAGTCTTCTTCTGTTTGTTCTACTAACGACTTGTTAGGAACAATCACAAGACTTCTACCATAGGGCTCTGCTAAATGAGACAGCGTTGCTGTCGTAATTGTTTTACCTGCACCAGTAGCAATCTGTTGCAAGCTCTGTGGATTATCTAAAAAGTTATTAACTGCTTCTACTTGATAATCACGTAATATAATATCTTCTCCTTCTGCTGGATGTCCTTTAGGCCATACTACGCCTTGGTCTTTCCAGTAGTTTTCTGTAACATGTTGAAAGTCTAATTTTACAGGATGTCTTCTGTCCTCAATATCTACTATCTGTACATTATTTTTTTGTAACACTTCACTAACAATATTAAGATGATTGACATAGCCAGAACCACCAATACCAAAGAAAGCAACCTTTCCATCCCAACGACCAAGTTTGTATTGTGGCATGTATCTTGCGTAAGGCACTTCAAACTTAAGAGCATTCGCGAGCTTCCTTCGTACATCAACCTCAAGTCCTTCCAACTTAATGTTTACTTCATCTTCAATTATAAGTTTACAGCTGGCCATCGTAAAATTTACTATACCTTCTCATCATATCTATTTCTTCTGCATAACACATAACTAAATCACAGTTGTGATGTGTATACGAAAGAATTGTTCTATTTCTGTGTTCCGAAAATTGCAACACAGCTACAGGCGTCCACTCACCTTTTAACAGTAGTTTAGGAAGCTTCTCATTATTAATATACACTACTTTCGTGTTTTTGTCAACCCAATTATTGAGATTCTTTTCTTTTACATAATCATTAAACTCACTTGGATTATCGTATCTAAAAAGAACACTTTGTTCTTGTGGTAATAAAAAGCCTTTTGTTGTCTGATACACCATATGTAACTGGTCGAGCGATTGTTGTCCACTGCCTAATACACACAGTAACGGAAATCTATCTAATGTATTAATTGCACTAAACAAATCATCTATAGTCCACGTATTTGTAGGTACGTGTATATTTGCACTCTTCCTACAACATATAACATTAACAAGGTCATCTTGCTTAGGATTATGTACATCTGCAACATCAATACCATAGCGCCATCTACGATCTAAATACTTAAAATAGTTGTCATCGTTAAGTTCTCCAATTTCATTTTCTGCAAATTGCTTCGCAGTAGTATTAGAAAACGTTACATTATCGCTATGTAAAATGTTTAAGTAAGTTGGTCCTTGTTGCTTTATATCTTTAATTTGTTTGTAATAGTCTAATATTTCTTCATCTATGTCAAAGTTTTTATCAATAAATCTACTTAATACAGCGTATACGTTCTTTTCGCTAAACTTAAAAAAGTGTTCGTGACTACCTTTATTATGTGCATATTCATTAGTATCTGTATGAAACTGTGTAAGCAAACATATGTGTGTCTTTTTAAATGGAAATCTAATTACAAACCAATCAGTTGTGTCATCAAGTCTTAATTTTTCTGCTTGTTCTGTTGACAACATTTTTATAAATTTGCGTCTATCTATTTCTCTCAAAGGTTGTCTTGTAACACCAATACAACTACTAAAGTCAACACCTTGACTTTCAAATTGATCTCTGTAAGTTTCTAACTTTGTTTGCATTAATGCAAACTGTCTATCAGTAAGTGCAGTGCCTTTGAATGTGGCTCTTGCAATACTATACATGATAGTTACGTCTGATGAATTAGGTTTTATAGATACTTCACTACTATGCATAGAAGCAAATAGCTCAAGAAGATCTTCAATTGATTCTGCATTTAACATAAGTTTATTATAACTTAGATTAACTTATCTGTCAAGTGTTTAAGTGGGATACCCTGAGATATTTCTTCAATTGTATACTCGGTATGAGCGTAGTCGTTTAGCCATTGTGTTCGATCCGGCATTAATGGATCTTCTATGTCGTGAAAAAAGTCTATGTCGTTACCGACATCGTAAGCAAGACTGTGAGGGCTAACAAAAGCAGGAACACCATTGATAACGCTGTGAATCCCCGGATTAGAGCTATGGCTGAAAGTAGCCCAGACATTATCAAACACCATATCAAAGTCGTCGTAAGTATTGTCAAGTTTTATTGGCTCCTGTCGTTCTACGTGTCTTAGTCCGCGTTCTATGTGTTCTAATCTACAGCGTGGGTGTGGTCTAAATAGTATAGGTCTGTCTGTTACTTTGCGTATTTGATCGTAGGTATCTAAGAACCAATTGCTCATACGTGGCATTTCTTGCCATTGTAAACTTTTATCGTGTTGTCCACATATAAGAATATATTTGCCTTCAGTGCGCCAGGGTTTTAATAATAGCCCAAGATCATTGCAACGATCACTATTATTATTACTGGGACCAAAATAAGCATCGCGATTGATTCCATTAAGCCCTACTTTCCAAGTAACACCTCTATTTATTCCACCTACTTCGAGTACTATGGTTGGTTTATTCTGGCTCCAAATTTCTTTGTTTCGAGCCATCCTGCCGTTCCACAGCACACTCCAAATAACATTAACATCGGCAGTAGAACTGTTATAAACAACACTGTGACCAGCGTCCACAAGACTATTTGCAAAAGCGTCAAAAATTGGTTTACTATTAAGTGCGCCATAATCTGTCCAGAGACTAAACTTCATTCCAATATGCTTCTTTTCTATCGCCCATAAGGTCTTTGGCAACGTTACTTTTACCAGTTTTCTTACGACCACCTTTCATGTGATCGATCCATTGTCCTAAAGGACCGTTGATTAGCGGATGTCCACCTCCACCAGTTTTAGCAGTAGTAACATAAATGTTTTCACTGTAGTCGTGTACTGTGGGGAAGTCTTTTTTCATATTGTTAAGTATGTGTCCAAACACATAACTGTCATGCCATTCTTCCAATGTAAATATACCATTATCGGCATCTTCATACATCCTTTCAAACTCTTTGATAAATTCATGGCACACTGGATGATTTAGATTCAATCCATAAAATCCACACTCTGGCCATGTCTGTGATCCTTTGCCTCTGCCAACATATGTAATCCATGCATTATTAGGAAGCAAACTCATAAACTGTTCGTATGTCCAATCACTGTGTACATAAGTGTCGGCGTCCATCCACACACACCAGCTCTTAGAGCGTTGTACAGCGTCATACACAGCATAAGTTTTATTAGCGAAGCGTACAGCATCCCACTTAAATTCTTTGTGATGATCGCGTGGTCTACGTGCAACAATATCAGGTGGAGGCTTGCCGTTTGCCTTAGGTACATTGCCCCAACGCTCTTTAAATGCTACAAGTTTAGGCAATGCTTCTTTTGCATCTAAAATTGTAATTTGCTCTGGGTTAGGATTTACAGGAGTACAATCTTCTGCATACACTAACAATTTAATTCTATTGTCAACACGTTCTGCAAAACTATCTAAGAATCGCTGTCCGTATGTTTCTAATCCTGGTTGATGAAACGTAGTTAGTACTGTTACTTGATCGCCCATTTTCTTAGATGCCTCCATGCTGTTCCGTCTTTAAGTTCGTCTAATGTCCAATGCATTTGTGCCATTTTATGAACCCATTTTTCTCTATCAAAATCTTGCAAGTTTTCTAAATGTTCTAACTTAGTATGCGATACTTCTGCCGCTTGACTACGTGCAGGATCTAAAACAAATGTAGGAATGCCTTCAATTGCCGCTGCCACTGTAGGACTACTATTAAAATTTATCACACAATAAGCAGTTGCAAAATCTTGCATAATATTCTCGTGGTGTGATATACTTACGTTTGGTATTCGATATCTGGACAATGCTCTCTTATGTTCGAGTTGTCTTTTGTCACCTGGGTGAAATCTAATTCGAATAGGACGGTCACTGTACTTCTTAATGTGCGTAATAGTTTTAACCAACCATGGTAATAATGGAGAACCGTTCATGCTCCAACCACCGTCACGTTGACAACAAATAAGAATATATTGTGCTGATGGACTTCCTTTTTTGTATGGTTGCAATCTCATTCCTAAGTCAGCGCCAACTTTGCCCCAACGTGCAGGATCTGGATCTTCATTACAATACTCGCCAGTGTTAGGAAAAATACCGTCATAGCTATAGCGTAGATAACCTCTTCGGTTGTCAGGATCTCTGTACAAAAACAAATTGCTATCTACAATAATACTACGTTTGCCTTCTCTGGCTTGTTTTTCAAAAACATTTTTTCGTAGTTGTAAATGCTTGCCTGGTTTGCTGTCTGGGTGTACAAATCCTTGTACAACAGCAACGTCTGCATCGATAGGATCATAGTCACATACTATTTCACCTGTGTCTCCAGTCTTCCATACACCTTCGATAAAGTTTACAATTATCTTTGGCTTCTCGGGGTTTTTATTTCCCGGAGGTATGCCCATTAAATATGATGCTACCTTAATACTCATTTTAAATTATACTCCTTTATTAATCTAAATGCAGTTCCATCTGAAAGTTCGAAAGGAGTATATTGACAATAAGCTAACCAATGTTGCCATTGTCTTACTTCGTCTGGTTCTGCGTATTTAGGACTTTCTATTTTGCTTAAATCCTTTTCGCAAAAGTAGTCAGCCGCGTTTGGTGCAAGTGTAAATGCTGGCACACCAAATCCTATAGATTCTGTTGCCGCTATGCTGTTGTACGTTACAACTGCATGTACATTCTCATGCTCCAATTGATTATACAGACTACCGTCACCAATTCGGGCTCGTCTCATAACCTTGTCTCTTACTATTATTTTTCTATCTGTATATTTTTTTAATTCTGTTAATGTTTCTTCTAACCATTCATCTCTGTTAATACCATAAAACAAGCAAGGCTTGTCAGATGGAGTAACCAACAATATTGGTCCGCCATGTTTGCGCCAACCTTTAAACGGCAAGTATTCTTTGTTTTCTGCTAATCGTTCAAATCTATCTGCAGGCACTGTCCAATTTATTTCGCTATGTTGCATTCCGCTGTTAACAACACGATGCCAGTCTTTGCGTTTTTCCATGTTACCTAAGTAACCTGTGTCAATGTAATAGTACGGTCTTTCTTGTTGTACACATAGTCTTACTGTTTTACGCTGTGCCATGCTCCTAAAGATTACAGGAATTTTTGGATCATGATCCTTTAATTGCTTGTAATGGTGTAGCCACTCTACTGCTACACTTTCAGCTAAGTTTTGCACAATAGCGTCATGTTCATCAATAGCTAAAAACTTATCTTTCAGCTTTGTTTTATTCATACTTCGTCTTCCATCATATTAAATAATTCTGTTTTCCATTCAGCATGAAACTCGCAGTCTCTATAGTTTTCAAACCAAGGGCCACCTTCGGTATAGTGTATTAGTTTAGGTTTTTCAATATCATCATACACACCTACTAAGTAGTTCCATGTATGATCTATACTACCTATTTCTTCATCTTTTAACCAACTAAACCTATGCATATATGCACCGTTAAGTTCTTGATCGTTTACAAAGTCTTGTGTAACAACTCTATTGCTTGGATGTCCGCAGTTCCATAGTACCATTGAACTCCAGTTTTTACGTGGATAGATGGTTTGTTTCTGTCCATCCATTTTTGTTGTTTCAGTTACTTTATAATCATGTTGCACACACATTACTGCGTACTTGTCGTCTGCTTGATCAAATAATTCTTTAATATCTGTTGTAAGGATCATGTCACTGTCCATGAACACTGCCCAACCTGTAAAGTTTGTTAGTTCAGGGATAAGGAAACGTGTAAACGTAAATTCAGTTGACGCAAGTTTATCTAAAGGTCGTGTATACCAACCTGCATCTCTTAGTTCCTGTTGTTTTAATGGACGTACATCAACATCTTTATTCCTTGCAATAATACTATGCTTACAAACTTGGTAAGCCATATCTTCGCGAGTATCATATCCTACAAATACTTTCATCAATCTCTTCTTTCTATATCTTCTTCAGTCAGTTCTTCACCTAACCAAACTTCTATTACTTTCGCAACATTGTCACCTACATTAGTTGCTTTGTGCCATGTACCTACAGGAATATCAAAACTTTGTCCAGCTCCAACAGTAATCATCGCTTTGCCGCCATTAGCATATTCAAGATCCATTCTTATTGAACCTTCTACTACATGCCAATGCTCAGAACGTTTAAAATGTCTTTGGTCACTTAATGCTTTACCAACACTAAATGCAAGTTGTTTAGTAAGCCATCCTTCACCTTGATCTAAAACTGTATATGCGCCCCATGCACGTTTTGTTGTAGGATGACTCCATTCTCGTAATATCCAACTACTACTATTCTTTTTATTGTTTCCGCCTACACCGTATACAAATTTTACATTTGGATGGTCACCGAATGTTTTTTCTTCTGGTACATTACCTTCTTTACGATCGCCACCGTTGGCAAATATAATTTCTATATCGCGGCTGTTTGTACTTAACATATGGAAAATTGCTCCACCAGCATCGTCAAATTTATCGTCGTTCATTACAAATGTTACATCGTCTACAACATCTAATGCACCTATAATTGCAATGCGTTCTTCAAAAGGCATAAATGGTTTTCCTTTTTTACGAGCTAACCAAGCATCACTATTAACGCCTACAACAAGTTTATCGCCAAGTTTTTTGGCCTCATTAAAGTAAGCAATATGCCCACTGTGTAAAGGATCGAATCCGCCTGTAACCAACACTACTTTCATAATAATATTTATATACGTACTTTATGCATTAACTGTTTCGTGATATTTCAAGTTTATATTGATCTATACACATATCCTCTATAGTTTTAGTAAGAGTAATATAGTCACTAAGTGTGTCTACTGTATTTGCTACACTATCACCTAAGCGTCTTTCTCCTTCTAAAACATCAAAGTTAACGCCAGTAACTTCCTTCATTGTTTTAATAACTTCTCTTACAGTCCATCCTTGCTTGCTACCTAAGCATTCATATGGGGTATTCATAGGACCTGTTTCAACTGCTTTTACTATTGCATTTGCAAGATCTAATACGTGTACATAATCCCTAATGCATGTGCCATCTCTTGTGTCGTAGTCAGTACCATATATTGTTAGGGCTTTGATTTTCTTTGCCGCAGCCATTGCAGCCACCCTAATTAAATGAGAAGCAGGACCTAATTGTCTATGTATACCGTCTGTGCCGCTTACATTAAAAAATCTAAAAATTGTATATCCGTTTGCTTTTTCTTTTATAATATCTTCTGCACCTACTTTACTTCGTGCATACGGAGAAGCCATTTCCCAACTGCTACTTGTGCCTGCAAAAATAAAATTGTCTGAAGTCATTCTTTGTAGTAAGTTACGGGTGCCCATTGTGTTTACACGATAATATTCTGAAGGCTCTTTTAAACTTTGTGGAACTACACTGCGTCCTGCTAAATGTACAATTGCATCTGCATGTCCGTGTATAAATTTGTCGGTAATATCTTGTATAGTAAATGTGTCACAGTATGCACTTACATCATTATACTCACCATGTAAGTTTATATCAAATCCATGTACTGTATGTCCATGTTCTGCAAGTAACTTACATACGTGACTTCCTATGTATCCTGTTGCTCCTGTAACTATTACTTTCATTCTATTATTTCTCCTGTCGGATGTCTCCATCTGAACTTTGATTTGTAATGAATAAATTTACAATGACTTTGATTTTTCTTAAAATAAAAATTGTTGTAGTCCCAACATTTCCAAACACGTACTGCAACTTCTGGTTCTTTATTGTATACCATTTTATTGTAGTCTTTTTGTGTAAGAGGTATTAAGCTGTTGAGTACTGCTTGATCGCTATCTGCTTCTTGGCAACGTCTTACCCATTCTTCAAGGAACGCTTCCATTTTAGGTGTTTTACAACAAAACACTATGCCAGCATTAATTGGCATATCATGTGGTGATGCTTTAGGTTGTCGCATAGTAACGCCTATGTCGTACATTCCTTTTATTTCATCAAAACGTTTTTTGATTACTGCATCGGCGTCACACCATGCTATCCAATCTCCAGGTGCAATTGTTTTCATTGCATGTTGTATTATTTCAGGCTTGCATGGTATTTTAGCATTGCGTTCATTGCCAACTTTTCCTGTGAATGGCATTCCATATCCAAGGTCACCTAAGTCATAAACTTTAGTTGTGTAACCTGCTATTGCACTTGACTTTACTGCATAATCAACATATGGTTTGAAACGTTTGTTGCCTGCAATTACTACATAAATTTTTCCTTCAATACTCATTGTACACTCTTCTTCTTTTTTCCTTTTGCTACTACATTAAAGCCACGCTTTTCTTTATCTTCAAAAGGAAAATTATTGCGTGTAAGATATTCAGCAAGGCAACTTTTATATTTGCTATTTTTAAGTTCTGGTTTAAGCCATAAAAATTCTTGCACTAATTGTTTGTCTAAAAATGGGTAACGTGTTTCTATGCCAAAGTGTCCAGCAACATATTCTTCTTTGTTTAGATACTGTATTTGTGTACCGTCCCAGAAACTATGCCATGGCCAAAACCCTTCAAGTGTGTCTGGAAACTTTCCACCAAACTCACTGTGTTTAAAAATACGCTTGCCATTAAATCCGTAGTCGCTGATTATTTCATCAGCGCCTTGTCCACTAAAATATATTCTTTGCTTGTTTGCATTTGCTCTACTACATATTGCACTGAGTCCCATAGATGCTTGATCGCCTTTTATATCATAATTTCTATGGCCATCGTTGTATACAAAGTTTTCACAGTTGTGTCTTAATTCACTTTTCCATTTTTGAAATTCTTCAACACTTAATGTTATGCTTTCTGTGCTTGGCAGTATATCAAAACGTGCTTTCATTATGTCTGGATTTTCATTATTAACAATACTGTAGCCCGTAGCTACAACTCCTTGCTTGTTTAATTCGCAAGCAATAGCACCACTGTCAAATCCGCTACTAAGTCCTAAGAACATTCCGTGTGTAGTATTTTGTGTACGCTTTTTTATACTTGCACTAAACGCATCACACCATCTATCAAAGCTATCATTTTTCTGTCTTATATCAAATTTAAAATTATCATATTCGCGGACTAATTCAAGTGTGTCTAAATTATAAACTTGTGTTTTGTTTGCAAACAATTTTTTACCGTTAGTAAATCCTAAACCTTCAAGTTGACTCTTATAACTTGCAACACAAAATTTACCTCCTTTAAATTCATACCAAAGAGGTTTACAAGCAAAAGTATCTGTGCTAATAATAAGTTTGCGCCGACTGTTGTCTACTAAAAATAAAGCAAACTCGCCATCTAATGATCTTACAAATGTTTCGCCTTGTTTATTATATAAGTCTACAATACATTCACCGTCACTATTGTATGATCCAAAGTCTGTGTAATTGTATATTTCACCATTAAACACTGCAACAGTATTATTGCTTTCAATTGGCTGAGGAGTTACTTCTCCAGTTATGTGTAGTAGGTTGTGAAGATACCATATACCTTCAATCTTTTCTACAGTGGTCATGTCAGGACCTCGCATCTGACAGTATTTGTTAGATGCTACAGGGTCGCTATGATTAGTTGCCGCAAATCCGCACATTATTGTTTAAGCCTATTTTTATCTTTTTTATGGTCGCCATCTATATACATGCCGCCTACAGGTCCTGGTAATACATGGATCTTAGAATGCAAATTATCTGCATCTATAAAGCCATTGCCTATCTTCTTGACAGCATATAAACGCCAATTACATATCTCTGTAGTTCCTAAAAACTCGTAATCTGAATTCTCTGTAATGTTGTGCCAAAAGGACAAATCGTAGTAATATTGACAGTGTCCTCGTTTTGTAAATTCAATATCTGGACCAATATGTATTGCAACACCTCCAACCTTCAAACTATTATGCACATTTAAAAAAGCAGTATGTTGTTTTTCAAAAGGTTCTACATGTTCTATTGTTCCGGCATTTGTAATTACGTCAAAGTGTTCTTTGTATTCTGCAAAGTCTTCGAGTTTTGACAAGTCTTTAATTAGAGCTCCGTCTAATCCATTTAAGTCAACTGATGTGTGTTCGTATCCTAAATTTGTAAAATATAATTTTCCTGTAGTTTCACGTATTTGTTTATCCGGACGAATTACTTGATTACCAAGTTCTAACATTTTTAATCCATCTACTGAATCGTATACTTGACCGATATGTTCATTCATCCATCTTAGATATGGTGTCTTGTAACCCATTATACTATTCCATTCTTAACAAAAAATAAACCACTTTCATTAATGTGCATACCGTTTTCAGTATTAAACTTATTTCCTGTACAAAGTTTTTTTATAGTTTCAGAATCTTCTTTGTTCCATGTAAAGCCTCTTGCTTCAATATGCTCTATCCAATATTCTTGCCATTGACAGTTTACATGGTGATGTCCACGTTGTCCTGGTACACCGTGTGTCATAAAAATATATTTCCCACAGCATAAGGTTTCTAATAAATTATCTAAAAATTCTTCAGATACATGTTCTACAACTTCTATACAGTTTACCATATCAACTTCGGCTGTATAACTATCTTCAATTAAGTCAACTTTTGTTGTAGGGTATATTGCATTATCTACATTTTTTTGTAGCCCGTCTATAGCGATTGCTGTGAGTCCTTTATCACTAAACCATTTTGGAGCATGTCCGTATCCACTACCTACGTCTAACACAGATTTAATTTTGTATTTGTCTATGACATATGACCAACTTTCAGGACAAAATGTATGCCTATTCAGTAGTTCATTGTTACCACCTAAGTGAGGAAATTCTTCATCTAATACAACAGGGTTATTAATTGTTCGTATTTTAGGTAAAGTAGAATTTAAATGCTTGGCAGCCTGGCGTTCTCTTTTAAGAGCTTTCATTGCCTTCAGTTCTTCTTTAGTATACAATGACTTATCTATCTTTGCCATAACTACTCCTTTATAATTAGTTATCGGTGAATGTTGAAATTACTGTGCGTCTTGAGTATAGTGTCTGTTAAAAAAGTTTGCTCCTTTAGCCAGTCATGCCCTTTTCCACGCAGATCTTTTTTACGCTTTCTATTTGTATTATAAAATGTAAGGGATTGTTTGTGATCAAAACCAAAAATATTTACTTGTTTGGCATTTACATATGTAAGGAAATGTACAAATGACAGTCCTATAGAAGGCTTATTAGACCTTGTAAAGTTACCTTTCGTAAATAAACTTTCTTGTACAAACTCCGGTATAGTGTATACATTATGACTTACAGGAGAACTATCATGCATGTAATAAATTTGCATCCAATTGAAATGTTGTTTACTATCAAATAAGTTTACAGAACGTGCCCATACATCGTTATTATAAATTAACCAATCAGTTTTGGATCCGTGTGTAGCTTTGCTATTGTGTTCTAATCCTAAATTAAATCTAACAACAATATCATTTGAGTCTATAACTTCACCATAAGTTTTGTCATAAAGAGAAATAGCGTTGCCAACAACGGCAATGTTTTTATCGCGAAACATTCTAAATAATTTCTTATGATGTATAGTTATGTATGGCATTATGTTCTTTCCATAATACCATTAAATATTCCGTTTACATATTTTTTTGCTTGATCACCTGCAAAGTCAACTATGATACTTTCATCTATGTTAGCAGTACCTTCTCTATTTGGTCTTGTAATATATGAGTTTGGGTATCTGAATAATTTTATTCGTAGTCCGTTGAGTTCAAACATATTGTCTTTGCCATTTGAATCATAAAAATTTTGTATGTGTCCTTCACTGTTTAATGCTACACTTAGACTTTTTTGATCTCCCCACCATAGTCTATCTTGTTCTTCAAACGTTTTAAATATTTCATATCTACGTAAAAAAAACTTTTCAAGTCTTTTGTGTGACTTAGCATCTTTATCATTTATAAACATAAAGTTCATTACATTAGTTCTGTGTGTGCTATCAAATGTATTATTTTGTATACAAGTTGCAAAGTCATAATCTTCTTCAAAAAACTTTCTAAGATCGCCACATACTAAATGATCACTGCCTACCATAATAGTTTTACCATAGTGTTGCCGTACAAAATTTAAATCGCATCTTACAAATGATTCTATTAAATTTATTCGTGTACAATTAGTTCTGAAAATATTATTATAATTTAATTGTGTTTCATTACACGTTTTTACTGTAAATGTTGCTGTAGGATTTGTCTTCAACAATGTTTGTTGCATCATATCTAACGAACTGCGGTAATCTATTTTATTATTTTTTATACGTTTTGTAAGTTTAGAAGATAATTTAGTTTCTTTGAGATCCTTATAAAAGGCTGCCAATGTTATCATGTATTATGTTCCATTACTGTGTTAATAACCTCTTGCCATTCTACTCCTGGATAGATAGGTAAACTTACTTGCGAAGATGATATCATTTCTGTAACAGGTAAATGATAAGGTGCAATATGTCCTGGTGTTTTATGTACCGGTTTAGGATAGTGCATTTTTAATTCAACTTTGCCTTTACACTTAGCAATTAAACTATCTCTATCATTACTTAATACAGGATATATGTGATAGCTGTGCTGTACATTCTTTGTGTAAACATCGTTAAAAAACTTATTATAAAAACTTGCAATTTCACGCTTTGATTCTAATACTTCGTCAAAGTGTTTTAATTTTACACGTAAAAATTCTGCTTGTATGTTTGACATTCTATAATTGAAACCTACTTCGGTTTCGTGCCAACTACGTGCTTCGCAAGCGTATTCATAAATGTCAGGGTCGTCTGTAACAATGCAACCTGCATCGCCTAATGCTCCTAAACCTTTGCCAGGATAAAAACTAAAAGTTCCTAACTTACCAAATGTTCCTGCGTGTTTTTCCTTAAATGTGCTACCGTGTGCTTGACTGCAATCTTCAATAATAGGTATGTTGTGTGCTTCTGCTATTGCACAAATACCTTCCATATTAGCCATGTTACCGTACAAGTGTACAGGTAATATACATTTTGTATTAGGTGTAATTGCCTTTTGTATTTTAGTAGCATCCATACAAAAAGTATGTGGATTAATATCTACATATACAGGTGTTGCACCTAAGTATTTTATTGCGGCAATAGTTGCTTTGAATGTATGGCTTACTGTAATGACTTCATCACCTGGTCCAATACCTAATGACTTTAGTCCTAAGTGTAGTGCAGATGTACCAGATGATACTGCAACACAATATTTACTGCCTACATAATCTGCAAAGTCTTCTTCAAACTTATATGTGCCAAATACGTAGTTGCCACTTACAATTACATCCATTGCAGATTCTATAAGTTCCTGCTCTACTTTTGGTCTGTGTATTTCCTTAAAATTGTAAAAAGGGATCATAATAGCCACTCCATGATCTGTTTTGCTTTGTATATATTTGTGTGCGGTTGTTGTCTTGTTTTAATACAATCTAAAAAATGTGTTCGTCCCATATATAATGCTTCTTGTGTACCTACTTTAGGTGAATACATATCACCTAAACTGTTGGCATTAAAGTCATCAGCTATTTCGCCAGTTTCATATACTTTAATTTTATCGTTGTCTATGTCATCGTAAACAACACTTGCTGTACTACCTGCAAGTATGATTTGCCTTTTCTTTACAGGACTTACCCAGTTAACATTTATGTTTGCTGTAAATCCATTGTTGTATTTCAATAGCACTACTGCCTGATTTGCTGTTTTATTAATATGTGCATTTTTTATAATTTTACGATCCGCAAGTTTTATATCAGGATACAAATAATTTATAATACTCACATCGTGAATTGCAAGATCAAGTAATACATCTACATCTGGTTGAAATAAACCTAAACTAATTCTTGTGCTATCGTAATAAAGAGGTTGACCAATGTCAATACTTTTCATTTTTTCAACTGCTGGATGATAGCAAAAGGTATGATCTACAAATACTAATTTATTGTGTTCTTCACTTACTTTTATAAGCTGATCTACTTCGTCTAAAGTTGCACACACAGGCTTTTCAATCCAAACATCATAACCGTGTTGAATTGCCTTACTTGCCATTTGTAAATGTTCGTTGGTCTTTGTTGCTATAAGAACAGCTTTTATGCCTGGATGTTGAAGTGCTAAATCGTAATCGTTGTATATTGCGATACGAGGATATACTTGTTTTGCTGTGTGCAATAAGTCAATGTCTTTGTCACATACAACACTTAACTCTTTTGTAAAGTTACGTGCTAAATTTTTGCCCCAGTATCCGTAACCTACTAAAAGTATCATGTATGCATGTCCTCATATAATTTTTCAAAACGTGCAATTTCTGATTCTAATATTTCTGGTGTAACATTATTACGTTCTAACCCAATTGTGTTTTCTTTTAAGCCTTTTGCATTAGAACCGATGTAAACTTTACCAGGTACTATTTTATTATTCGCACCGACCACTGTACCCATGCCTAACATTGCATATGATCCTATAACTTGGAATTGGTGTATGTTACAGTTAAGTCCAAGTACTGCATGATTCATTACATGCACATGTCCAGATAAAACTGTGTTGTTACTAATACGCACATTGTCTTCAACAATACAATCATGTGCAACGTGTGCTAACACCATTAGATAACAATCACTGCCTATTTTTGTTAATTTTGAATGTGCTGTTGGTAAATGCACTGTAACATATTCTCTAAAAATATTGTTATCGCCTATTTCTATTACACCGTTAGAATCTTCACGAGGATGTTGTGCATCAGTTCCAATACATGCATATGGATAAATGATGTTGCCTGTTCCCATGCTTACTCTATCCCAATTTATAATAGCAGTAGGGTGTATGTAATTACCATTGAAGTTGGTAAAGTCTTTTAAATCGTTCACTAATTGTCCTTAATTAATTGCTTGTTATATTCTAAAAGGTGCTTAGTTGCTACAGGATCAAGTCCTACGCTTTCACAGAAGTGGCACCATGCGTGGACATCTTTAGGAATACATTTACTGTTGGCACCTCTATTATCAGGATACACAAAACTAAACCATAAGTTCATTCTTGGGTCGTCAGCGTATACAGCATCACGTATAGTATAGTAATCCATACCAGCCGCTTCACATGCATCATATAGTTCTTGACACTGTAGGACTTTCCAAAATATAGCTCTGTTTTCAGTAAGTTTTATAAACTCAGCTTCTTTAGCAGTTGTCTGTCTAATAGTAATATTTGCATTGTACACACTTGTATAACAATCTATCACTTTGCGTCTGTCAATAGGATCTCCGCCTATAATCATAAACTGTCTACCCTTCATAGCAAGCATAGGGTGTGCCGGAGTTTCACCTAAATATTCAGGTTGAACAACTATTCTTTTGCGCCATTTTTTAGCCATTGCATCTGCAAAGCCTGGATATGTTGCACTTCTAATAACAATAAATTCACATTTACAATGTGCTATTGCATCTTCAACTGCATCACAATTGAGACGTTCTCCATCCCACGGTGTAGGCACAGCAAGAAATGCTATATCTATATCGTCCTCTAAAGGTTTGTTATATTTAGGTATAAATTTATCGTATATTTGTGCATCAGGAAAAAGTTTTTCAGTTGCTTTACCAACCCAACCATATCCGATTATTCCAACTTTCATATGATTTCCTTATATTATTAAAATAATTATCTGTAATTTAGCGTGTATAGCTTTGAATTGGCTTACGCTTTTGTTCGTTCCACGCTTTAGGATTAATACGTGTTATAACGGCTTTTGTTGCATATGCATTTAACAACATAGGATTGATTAGTAAGTCTACAGGTAACCACCCAAATTCTTCAATGAAGCGCACTAACTTATTAGCACCTTCTGGATGAATAACATAACCGTGTGATCCTTTTATATGATTTACATTGTGATGGTCGTAACGCCTTTTATTGCCGCCGCCAGGCAATCTATATATTGTTGTGTCATCAAAATATTCACAAAATTTTGTATAATCATCTTTAGTTCTACTGTGAATGTCAAAGTTTACTAAATCAAATTTTTTAGGTTTTAATGCTTCAACAGGAATATGACGTACAAATAACGCATCGTGTTCTAATATAACAATAGGCTTATTCTTTTGTAAACATCTATTCCACAGATGTAAATGAGAAAGCAAACAACCCTTTGCTCCTTGGGTTTGTTTGCCTTCTTTTAAACCTTTAAATGGTTTTAATTTTAGTTGTGTATATTGTATATCAGCAACTTTACCGTAGTATGCATCAAATAGTTTAGCGTGATAACCATATTGTTTGCATGTTCGCAAACAGTCATTTGCTAAAGATTCAGAAAACTCTTCGCCTTTTATACGTATGATACTAACATCATAAGACAGCATCTTCCATACCTGCTACTCTAAGTTTAACAACATTTGTAATCTGCCATTGCTTTTGATCAAGTCCTTTTAGTAGACCTAACCATTTATTACGCATAAGAGCAAATTCGTTGATAATTTTTTCGTAGTCAACTACGTCTGCTTCACCGTCAACATATTTTTCTACGTCACGGCTTGATAGAGCTCTTTGATAATTCTCAAGGTATTTTTTAAAGAATGAGCTACGTAATCTACGTAGCTCAATATTGAGGTAGTTTAGTATAGCTTCAATTTCTTGTAACTGGTTAAACCTATGTTCAACGATACCGGGCATTTCTGCCGCGGCTCGTTCAACATTGCCTTTTAACTTTACTTCAACTCGAGCATCAATTAACTCTTTTTCAAAGTAAGCAATAGCATCAGGTATTTTACTAATGTCACGTGATATTTCACTATACCAACCCATTACCAGTCCTCGTTTTCTTCGTCATCCCAGTCGTCATCGTCGTCAACATCGAGATAGTAGTTAATCGCATCATCTAACACTCCGCAATTGCCTAATGATTCCCGAAAGGTTATATCTGATGTTCCATGATCGGCGCACAAGTCGATGTACTTCTCAGCTACAACTTCTAAATGCTTTTTGTCTATACTCTCTTTAAAACATAACCAAATATCTACTACTTGACTCTCTTCCATACTTTACTCCTCGATAAGTTCGTGTACGTCACCGTGTCCGTCAACTAATTCTTCTGTAACGGTTTCTGCATCATCCGAGGTATTTACCACTGACGCTTCTTTTACCAAGTAATCTGACATAACTTTATCGAGGTTTGTACCAATCCACTTTTTACGATAGTCAAGGATTTCTTCACCATCAAGTGTAGTGTACGCAAGTCTGTTTCCTTGCTTTTTAATAATGTCTTTTGCTTCAAACAATTCAAGCAAGCCACTATACGGATTCATACCAGTTTCGTATGGAATCTTAACTTGTACACCTTCAAAAGGTTTAGCGTAACGAGTCTTCATAACCTTACAGCCAGCTCGGATACCCATAACTTGACTGATCTTGTTACCATCTTCGTCTTCTTTTAGTTTTAGTTTCTTCATTGCTACAACAATACTTGATGCATAAATGAAGCCTTGTCCACCACTGATCTTGTCATCTGGATCAAACATATCTTGTGATGCGTATGTATGGTTAGTACATACTAGTCCTACGTTGTGCGAGCCAATCATGTTAACAGTGTTACGTACAAGTGAAGTCAATGCCTTAGGCTTACGACCC